GTTCTTTTGCATACGCATTTGATAGTGATTGTGTCATTGTAACTCTCATTTTAATTTGTTATTTTTGTGGGTAGACTTGTATTTAGTGTAGTATAAATAGTTGTATGGAATTAGGACACTGGCAAACAGAACTTGAAGATTTTGACATTGATGAATACTATGGTTTCATATACTTAATTACCAATAAATTAAACCAAATGGAATATATTGGTAGAAAAAACTTTCGTATGAAAAAAAGGATTAAGGTAAAAGGTCGCACGAATCGTAAAATTACATATGTAAAATCTAACTGGTTGGTTTATACATCATCATCAACTCATGTGAATGCTGCTATAGAAGAACATGGTATGAGCAACTTCACATTTGAAATTATTGATTTATGTCTTACAAAAGGTCATCTATCATTCAGGGAAACCGAACTACAGTGGAAACACGAAGTTTTGTCAGCAGTATTCGAAGATGGTACACCTAAATTTTATAATAAACAAATTGGCGCAATCCGCTTTCGATGTGATGGTCACACTGAAGAAACCAAAAAGAAAATATCAGAAGCAAAAAAAGGTAAAGTACTCACCGAAGAAACCAAAAAGAAAATATCTGAATCTCATTCAGGTAAGAAACTTTCAGACGAAACTAAGAAAAAATTATCTAGTAATACAGAAGAATTCATAATAAAAGCAAATGAAATTCATGACAATTTTTATGATTATTCTTTAGTTGATTATATTAATAATAAATCTAAAGTGTCAATAATCTGTCCAAAACATGGTATTTTTAAACAAAGTCCTCAATGTCATTTAAGAGAACAAGGATGTTATCGGTGTGGTAAAAAAAGACAAATTCAATCTAATACTGAACGAAAGGTTTCTTTTGAAACAAGACAAAAAATATCAGATTCGAAAAAAGGCAAACAACATCATGAAGAATCTAAAAGAAAAATGTCAGAATCACATCTTGGTGAAAAAAATCATATGTATGGTAAGAGAGGAAGTAAAAGCCCACATGCAAAAGAAGTAATCCAAATGAATATTGATGGTAGTATTATTAAAATTTGGAAATGTATAAAAGAAGCATCTGTTTTTTTAGGCATTGATCCATCATCTATTACAAAATGCTGTAAGGGAAAAATTAACACAGCAGGTGTTTATAAATGGAAATACGTAGAATAGTTATTCTATTCTACTAAATCCATTTTCTTTAATAATGGTCATAGTATTACTCACTTCTGTAATCAAATCATCCCTGTGGGAAATCAAAAAAATAGATTCATCACTGCGGTCTTTTAGTAATTTGAATATGGCATAAAATCCTGATGAATCAAGCCCATTATCTAGTATTTCATCAATACCAAAAAATGTGTATTTGTGTCCTGATACTGATAGAAGATCACGAAAAGCCATACTAACAGCAAAATTACACCTATTACGCTCTCCGTTCGACATATTACCGTATGATATAGAACTTTGCATATATTCCACATCAACAGACAAATCATCATTTATACATATGATATGTGGTAAGTCCAATTTCTTAGTATATTCGCCAATCTTACCGTTGATAAATGGAACGTATTGGCTTAACAGATTCTTACGCACAAATGATTTGTTATCAGTCAACATCTTGATAAGTAATTTGTAATGAGATTCTTTGTCGCGTAATCCATTTAATGTAGCTTCATCATACTTAACTAATTCAGTATTAGCTTGTGTTAGTTGATCGGTATAAGGATTAGTTTCAGCTTTGAGTTTAGTCAAATTGATACCAAGTTGTTTTAATGTAGTTATAATCTCTTGACATTCAGCATCAGAATAAATTTCATCAGGAAGTTCATCTTCCATCAGTACAACTTCTTTTGTGTACTTAACCTTATCTGCTGCTGCTGAATTCTTTAGAAGTTCTTCAGCTTTATCAAGCGCATCTTCAATTGCCTCATTATCTTTTTCTGATTTATCACTGATGTTTTTCAGAGTTAAAGTGAATTCATCTTCAAGTGCTTGTTCTTCTTCACCTTGTTCTCTTTGTGATGTTACTAATAATTTATTGAGATCACCATGTATCTTGTCGGTTTCTTCAGTTAAACCTTTTAATGTTGTTTCATATTCTATGATATCATGCTCAACATCTTTCATACCATCCATAATACGATCAGTATCTTCACCAACTTCATGAGCATCTTTGGTGATTTCTTTGAGTTCAATTGTGATTTGGTCAATCCTGTCATTATCAACATGTTTTTGTTTACAGTAAGGACATGTACCATTAGTAAGTATATCTCTTTCGTCTGTTAACTTTCCTTCATTGATTACCATATCTCTAAGACGTACAGCACTATCACCCATGTATGATGTTGATTCTTTTAATAATGCTTTGGATTCAACAAGATTGATTTCAGTTTCACCTTTCTCTTTGATTAGGTTTATAGATTTATCAGCAGAATCACTTTCAAGTTTTGTACGTTGTTCTTGAAATTGTGCTACCAGTTTAGATGCTGCTAAGTTGTAATTTGATTCAACTTTAGCAACCTGTTTGTTTTCTTCAACAGCAAGTTTATCTTTTTGTTGAGTAGATTCACTTTTTAGTTCAGCTATCTTTTCATTCATTTTATCAGTGATACCCAAAACTAAATCTTTAACACCACTAAGTTTATCAATCAGTTCACGTCTTGCCTGATTATCTTTCAGTGTTTGTTCAGTATCAATTATTGACAGACCTTTAAATTCATTTTCAACGTCTTCAATCTCACCAGTATTATTACGTTCCCAATTTTCTGATTGATTTTTTAAGGAATCAATACGAGTTTGAACCTTGTCATAATTTGCATCAACATGAGTTTTGTTTTGTTCTTCGAGTTTGATTTCAATAACAACATCTTTGTTATGAGATTTTAATGTATTGGCACGTTCTGAGAGCACATCTAAACCTACCATTTTTTCCATGAAGTCTCGTTGGGGAGAAGGTTTCATTCCCATGAACGGTATTGTAGTGGTGTTTAATAGTACAGCATTACAGAATGTATCAAAGTTAATACCAATCAATTTTTCAATAGTATCATCAACCGTTACTGATGAATGCATTGTGTATGGATCACCATCTTTCAATACTTCACATATTGCTGGTTTACGCCCACGTCTGATTACAAATTCAGTATCATCAACATCCATTACCAATTCAATAACCATCTTCTTTTTATTGACGATGTTTACAAATGCATCCTGTTTTATATTACTGATACCTTCATTGAATAGTACCCATGACAATGCTTGGAAGATAGATGATTTACCCACACCATTCCTGCTGTATCCTTCAACACCTACGTCTTTGTTTTTACCAAGGATTAAGGTATTGTCATTAGTATCAAGTTTGATCACAGTAGGTTTGTGACCAAACGACAAGAAGTTCTGAATGGTAAGTTGTTTGAATGTGATCATGATCCATCCTTATAATTTTGAAAGATTTCTTTATATGCAGGGATAATTTTATCACGTACATATGTGATTACATTAAGTGGTATAGCTACAATAGCTTCGTATATGATAAAAAGTATACCAGTTATTGTAGCAGCAATTAGACAAGCGATTAATTTAAACATTGACTACCTCCCGTTAATTATATCTTTAATAGATTGTTTAAGCATGTTGATATTCACGCCCTTTATCCATCCCATCCATATCACAAATACGGTTGCCAATGAAATTGAAATTGCAGATGCTATAAAAACAAGCACTATTAAAATAAAAAAATCAATCATTTTACTATCTCCTGATAAAGTTCGATTAGTAAATCTTTGTTAACGGATTCATTATCTGACATACCTTTGATATGCTTATTGTCAGTTTTTGGTTTGTAAACCAGTTTATTGGTTCTGAAGTTATTGTTTTCTAGGATATCAGATATAGATTCTAACGTTTCACGTGAAACATCATCTTCAACAACTACACGAACTGACATATCACTTAGATTGTATTGTGACCAATCTGTTTCAAGAATTTCTTCTGGTGTGAGTGAAAGTACATGAACTTTCTCGTAATTGACAAATTCATATTCACCAGTATCAGTATCGAATACACAGATACCTTTGTTCGGATCATTTGCATCATTCATATCATAAGGAAATGGATTACCTATATATACAACGTTGTCAGTGAGTTGTCTACCATGATAATGACCTGAGAATACGACATCAAGATGTTTGAGTTCACGGTGAGATTGTCCATGCTCCATAATGTATTGATCATTTAATTTGAAATTCGAGAATTCAAAATGACCCATCATGTATTTGATTTTTTTCTTTTTTGATAATTTGATGACCTCATCATATTCTTCTGGTGTACATAACCATGATACCAACATGAGATCATCTATAATAGTGTAGTTGTCTACAACTTCGGTGACGAAAGTGTTGAACATATGAATAGAGCATACTTCACGATTGTCTCTGTAATAGAGATCATGATTACCTTTTAACATATAAGTCGTATCGAAGGTATCTGTAATTCTTGAAATAGTTTTGTTTGCAAACTCGATAGTATTCAAATCAAGTTTTGCCCTGTTATGAAAGAAGTCACCAAGATGAACGAATACATTAATATTATTATTAGATGCGTAGTTACACATCCAATCAGTGAAATCTAATAAATCTTGGTTGTGTACTACTGAATCACCTGCATTACCGTGATGCCAATCCGTAGACATAATTATTTTCATATGTACATGCTCCCATTATAATTCTTAGGAGCATAACACAGTTATTAATCTAGATCATCATAATTTTGACCAGATGAATGTTTTTCTTGGAAGTTTAGTGATGGATTATAGCTATTGTCTACCAGAAGTTGATCACGAATTTCTTGTTGACGTTTTTCTTTATTGAGAATTTGAATGAAAGCATTGTGATTGATGCTGGTGAAGTATGCGAATGGATTCTCACTCTTACCAGAATCAAATTTATGGAGTGCAGCAACACATGCCACAATACCACTGTTTATCATTTCTATTTTGTAACTGTATCCTGAAAAATTAGGTTTAGTCGCATAACGTGTTGCTAAAATCATAAACATTTTACCTAACTTGTCTGATACTTTATTTTGTTTTTGGCAGATTATTAATTCAGCAAACATTTCCTTGTTGCTTAAATATCCTTCTTCTTTTTTTTTGTTTCTTTTTCTTTTTTTAGGTTCAGACACATTGCCCCCTTATAACCATAGATAAGATTAGTATAACAAACATTACTAAATAAGTATATTACTATTTATAGGATTAAGATTATGAAAAAATATACAAATATGGATTCCCAAATGCAATGTGTTGAATTTGAAGGAAATATGGATTCCCAAATGCAATGTGTTGAATTTGAAGGTGTTGCTCAATTTTTACGCAGAGGTCAATCAGTAACGAATGATTTAAAAACTATTCGTGTACCTAAAGGTGTTTTGGTTGAGGATGTTGATGAAACTAAACAACCAGAAGCTAAAAAAACCACTAAAAAAAAGTAATTGGATAAGTCATAAATAGATGAATGTTTATCTATTTAATAACAAACTTATCCAATGACAAGAAGTATGTTGGTCAAACTGTTCAGAATCCACAAGAACGGTGGAGACAACATTTAAAGGATTCAAAAAATCCAAAGATGGTAATCAGTCATGCTATCAATAAATATGGTGTTGATAATTTTAAATTTGAAGTGATAGATGAATGTTTATCAATAGATGCTTTGAATGAAGCTGAGTCTGGATGGATCTACAGATTAGATACATTCAATAATGGTTACAATTCTACATCAGGTGGGGATCGTAATTTTATAATTACCGAAGAATTTAAGAAAAGGGTTAGTGATGGTTTGAAAAAATACTACGAGACATATGACGTTTATAACAAAGGTGTTCCGCTTTCAGAAGAACATAAAGAAAAACTCAGACAATATAGATTAGGAACAAAACATACCGAAGAATGGAAATGTAATGCGAGTAAAAGATGCAAAGAATCGAATTCTGTTAAAAGGTTACAAGAATGGGTAAAAAAGAATGGAGATCCAAAATTAAAACCGATAGTTCAACTTGACAAAATTACGGGTAAAATGATACGAGAGTTTGAATCTGTAAAACAAGCATCAGAACAAGTTGGAACGGGGAGAACCAATATAACTAATTGTTTAACTGGATATAGTAAGTCTGCTGGTGGATTTATATGGGTATATTTGAAAGATTTTCCTAAATAACATTATAAAGAAATAATTATTTAGGAGAAATACAAATGAGCTACGGTCAAAGTGCGGGAGTTTATCCACGCGAAATAGATCAGAGTTTTATTGTGCCAAGCGTAGCAAATTCTATAGGTGGCATCGTAATACACTCAGACAAAGGTAATACGGGTGAACTTAACCTTGTAACAAGTAACAAAGAATTTTTGGACACTTATGGTGATCCATCACCAGATAATCCAAGCATGTATGCTGCTTTAGCATTCTTAGAACGTGGTAAAACTTTAACAGTAGATGATGTTCAGGGCACACCTGTATTGGCATTTACAGTTAATTCTAAAAATGAAGGTTCGTGGGGAAATAGTTTAACAATTTCTACATCTGCGTCAGTATCTGACGTATTTACATTAACCGTTAAACTAAGTGGTACAACTGTAGAAGAATTTGAAGTAACACGTAACCCATTAGCTAAAAATGGTTTTGGTCAAAGTATCTTCATTGAAGATGTTGTTAACAAACAATCAATTTATGTTGATATCGTTGACAATGCTGCTAATCCTTATACTGGTGCTGATGTAGAAACTATTACTGATTCTGCAATGACAGGTGCTAGTAATGACACTACTGCTCCTACTGATGGAATGATTAATACTGAATGGGATCGTTTCGCAGTTAAAGAAGAAGTTGAAGTTAGTTTACTAATCAATGCTGGGTGGGCAACTATCGCAATTCATAACAAGATGATTACAATAGCTGAATCACGTAAAGATTGTTTTGCAATTCTTGATTTTGCTGCTGCTGATAAAACTTCTGCTGACATGATAACTTATACCAGCAGCACTTTAAACGCAAACACTTCATACGCAGCTATCTATGCTGGGTGGGTTTATGTTTATGACCAATACAATGACAAATATTTGTATGCACCACCTTCAGGTTACATTGCTGGTGTATTTGCTAATACAGCAGAAGTAAGTGAAGTATGGTATGCACCAGCAGGTGTAAGACGTGGTGTGATGAACGTATTGGGTGTTGAAACAGTTTGGTCTGAAGGTGATAGAGATTCGTTATATTCTGCGAAGATTAATCCTATTCAAAACTTTACTGGTGAAGGTATTCAAGTATACGGTCAAAAAACATTACAAACTGCTGCATCTGCATTAGATCGTGTAAACGTTCGTATGCTTATGATTACTATTGAAAAAGCACTTGAACGAGCTTTACGTCCATTTGTGTTTGAATTTAACGATACATTCACACG